TGCAATCTCCATTGTTATGTTGTTTTTTGTTTAAAAAGTCGGCACGCGCGCTCATTGCGTAATCGGTTAGCGTTGGTCGCCGTGCAATGGCAACATATCGGTCGCCCATTTAAGTCCATATTGATATGCGTATAATACCATCGGCCGTGCGCACACTCCCCGCAATATCGTTGCACTTTTGCCGCATTATTCTTTTTTGCCATTCTTTTCCTCTTTCAGTTTTTTAAATTCCGCCTCTTGCATTTTGTCGGCCATTTGATACAACAATTCATCGGGCAAATCTTCAAAACTATAACGAGCGGCCTCGGCGTCAGTTCGTCCACTCTCTTGCACCTCGGTACGTTGTTTATTGACCCAACGTTCGGGACAAAGGTTTGTCAGCGCGAAAACCAACGCACCCGTATCGGGCGCAATATGTTTTATTTTCTTGCGCTGTGACTTCACTTTTGGCGCGCCATCTTCGTCCGATACATACTCCGTGTCGGTTTCTGTAACCTCGTAACCCGTCGCACGTTTCCACAATGATGTCTCCAACTTGTTAACAATGCCCGACAAAAATTCGTCTTTGGCTATTTTAAGGGCGTCCGCAAATTCCGGTTTGCTCTTTTTCCATTCGCGAAATTGCGCCTTTGAAACGCCCGCTTTTTGCGCCGCGACCTTTTGACTGTCGCCCTCCATTATGTATGTGCATATTTGCGCAACTGTTGCTTTCGTGTACTTCGTCATGGCTATTCTTTTTTGTTGTGGCGTTCCTCGCGTGTAACCTTTTCGCCTTTATACATTCCGGCACCCAATTTGTCGATTTCGGTAAACGGTATCTCCGGCACGGTCAAACGCTTGCGATACGATTTGTCAATGAAATAAATATATCTCAATTGATAACCCTCCAATTTTTGCATTTTGCGAAATAGATGCATTTCATTTGGGCGATGTGCCGAGAATGTGACTTGACTGTAAACATTGCCATTGCTGTCTATTCGGAGCCCGGCGTTTTTCTTAATACCGGTCAATACAAAGTTGGACGCGCGGTATATGGTACCGTCTCCACATTGGCAACCATCGGCAAAGGACAATATCCATTTGACTTGCGGGGCTTGTTTCTTAATCATGCGGATTGTCTTGCCAATGCAATAACTCTCCGCATTACGGGGCAACGCGTCATCAAACGCCATTCGGTTGAGTTCGAGCATACCATACCACTCCGTCCCCTCCACCAATGGCAAAACTTTGCTTTTGTCTGTTGGTGCGCCATAAGACAACACGCCATGCAAATGGCCGTCGAGGAATGCGCCAAAATGGAGGCAACTGTTCGGGACAACTTTACCGGAATAATGCACGCGTTTGACAAACGCATTGGCAATCGTTGCCGGTATGACTTTTATTTCGATTTCCTTTGCTCTGCCCATTGCTTTATAATTAGAGTTAACGCATTACCATTTGAGTTGAGGTTTCCAAAATTTTCCATTACCCCGTACTCGGGCAACTTCTTTGCGTCCTCAATGGCTTGTTTTATTGTGCTCGCTTGCGCGTCTGCCAACGTGAATGTCATTTGCTGAAACGGTTTTTTATTGCCGCTCGGCAAATTGAACTGTTCGCCAAAATCCTCCGGGGCTTTATCCCAACCGGCCGGGATTTCGACCTCCCATTCTTTCAGCTCTGCAATATCCCAATCGGTTGCAATAGCATTCCAATCGGTTTGACCCGTTTGCTCGTTATCCAACATCACAATGCGGCGCAACTTTTCCGCCGGGGTTCCCTTTGGCAAAACAATGACCGGGATTTCCGCCACGCCCAATGCGCGTTGAGCCTCCAACCTACGGTTGCCACCCAAAACGATATATTTGCCGCGCCATTGGTACACCAACGCGGCGCGGGCGGTTGTCAATTCGGGCAATTCCGCAATACTCTTTTGCAAACTCAATTGTTTTTTATCGTCTCTCGTTCTCGGGTTCCCGGGCACATCGGTAATTTGCCCGATGTTAAATTCGCACTTCTCTATCGGCACGAATTGAATTTGTATGTTATTTTTCATAAAAAACGCGTCTAAAAGGTTTTTACATTCTTAATGGTAGTTTATACATCCCGCGCGCATTTAACGCCACACGGGCAAAATTACAGCCTTTTTTGCTACAATAAAAGTAAATAACCGAAAACAGCAAAGCCCCGGCGTTTTCCCGGGGTCTTAATTGCTAAAAAATCGGTTTAAGCTCAAAACAAATGGTAAAGCCGGTCGGATGTTGTCGTTTATCCTCCATAGCCCGGCGGGTTTCTTGCATTTCGCCGACAATCAACTCTCCCACTTTTACAATAAGAGGCCGCGCGCTATCTGCTCCGCCCTCGTCATATTCCACAACCTCCAACGAGCCAAAATCCTTGTCGTTAACTATTGCACCATTGTCAGCAAAATATATGTCAAACTTGCTCTTTTCCATGTGGATGTTTTCTTTTGTAGTTAGGGTCTTTTTCGCGGCCAACAATTTTGTCCACCGCCATATCCAACAGTTCGGATTGCGTTTTGCCCAATATCCCGCACATATGGAAAACGACGGCGTTAAGGTCTGCCAATTCGTCGATAATACTTTCAACGTCGCCGCCGGTTATCTCCTCGGCCAATTCTTTGTATTCCTCGGCCAATTTTTGAAAACGCGCAACAATGTTTTTTCCATATTTAGAATTGAACATCTGCAATGTCCCGTCTTTAGGCTCCCACTCCGTTGCGAACACACCCGGGGCAACAACTTCGTACTGCAACCCGTTTCGAGTTATTATAAATGCGTGCTCATGCGCTGTCATTAGCACTCCCGCCGGCGTCGCAAAGGAATACAGCGCGCTCCCGAGGCCGCGAGGAACAACCAAAGTGCCGCCGCCCGTAAATGCGGCCAATTCGGCCTCGTTATCCCTACGAACTTGCACGGCGCGCACCTCTTTCAATGTTCGGCAATAAACGCCGCCAACGGCAATGTTACGGTCGCGCAATTCGAAATTGCGAACGTCAGCGCGAGGCTCCTCGGCGTCATATTCGACAAAATACATGCTCATTGCGGTAACATGCTCAACCCGCTTGCACCTCTTGCCGAACTTGCCAAATATAGCCGCGTCAATGGCCGCAACGGTTCCACTCTCAATTTGCGATGTATTTACCCCCAACACAAAACAATCCTCATGCTCGCTAACTGTTGGCGCGCACTTCGTCCAATTTGTAATTTGTGCAATTGTCTGTTTATCAAATTCTGTCAAACGTGTCATTTTCTTTTGCTTATAAATATAAAACGAACCCCAATGCTAAACATCAAGAAAAACAATTCAAAATCGACGAAACGGTCAAAGCCTTTTTTGCTTGTAATGCAAAAGCCGGGCAACAAGTAAAAACAGTTGTAACGCAATAGCAAACGCGCATAACCAACAAATCCTAAACGGCCGGCGTTTATTATAAAACTTTTCATTTTTTTGCTTTTTGTATTATTTGCCAACTCTCTTTGTCTATCACTATAGAGCGCGGATATTCCACAATGTCGCCTTTGGTATATATCAAGTTGTAAATCCCCAATTGGCCACTAATAGGGAACTCGACCACGCGACGCGGGTTGCGCATGAGCCATCCATATCCCTTTGTAATATTCGCTCTCACTTCTTGCGAAATACGCGTATTAAACCAATCCTCCTCGGTAAATTCCGATATTGGCTTAACGTCGTATAATTCAACCAAACCCAACGTCACGCCGGACTGTCTTCCGGCAATAATGGGGTTTTGCGACGAACATACCAAAATATCGCCGCGGTATGTCGTGTTTTTGCTACGAACCTCGATTGACTTCTGCGCAAACACATGTCCGCCGTCGTTATATGCCGCCGTAACCAATGCGTCGGCATATGGCTGTTTAACGGTCAACGCCTTAAAACGGTCGTGTTTTTCCGGGTTGTAATCTTTACTCTTGTACTGCATTGTCGTTCTCATTAGTGAACGGCTCCGTTTGAACGAAACCAATCAGTCGGGGTTCCGGTGTTGTGCGACACACAATAATAACCGTATCGTTGACCGTCTTCGTTCCTACCAAACGCGAGCCATCCGGTATTTTTACCATTATTTCAAAATCGCCTCTCATGGTCAATATGGGCAATCGTCAATTGGAGGAGCCGGGTTGTTGCTTGGCTTTGGCGTCAGCATTTCCATCGTGTAACCAACAACCTCTGTAATATAGCATTTTATGCCGTTGTTTTCCCAACTGCGCGTCCTTAACTCGCCCTCGATATATAGTTTATCGCCCTTTTTTACAAACTTCTCACAAACTTTTGCAAAATTGCCGTGCATGACAATATTGTGCCATTCGGTACGCTCCGGCAATTTGGTTCCATTCTGTAATACAACCTCGCGTTTGCTTGTCGCCAATGTAAACTGCGCAACGCAACCGCCATTTTCAAACTCTTTATATTCGGGGTCTTTACCAACATGCCCCAACAAAATCACTTTATTGACACTCATAAAAACAATCCTACAATCCAACGAATAATTGAATACAATGACCACAAATAAGAGGCACACGTTATGCCAATAGCCGCCCAAAAGGCAACAATTTGTTTTCTCTTGATTTTCATTTTTCTTTAGTTTTTATTAAATACCGCATGACCTCCTCCGGGGTCATATATACAATTTTTAAATCCATTATTTAAATTTTACGCAATCAAATATATATTGATTTTTAGCGTCCGACCACCCGGCCGCGCTGTTCAACGCTCGCCGGTCGTCATCGTGTACAAATTCACAACGCCAACCGCCAAAAGAGCCTTGCTCGACAAGACGAACCAATTTGCCCACAATATACGAACGATATTTGTAATATGATGAATTTTCGCCAACAAAAACAATTCGGCGTTGCGCGTTGGCGCATGGTTCCTCGTTTACCTCCGGCCGCATGTGCCGGGCGCGGTATCGTGTAAAATCGCGTTTGACCGAACGTTGCGCGTCTTCCGCATAGGTTGTTTTTTTCGCTGTACTCTCATAACTTTTGATATTCGCTTTTTAGCATTTCAATTGTCGCCACGTTGCCCGGATAAATACGCATATTTTCGCGGTCGCCATTCTCCCAACGGTTGTGTTGTTCGAAACACAAAAGGTTAATATTTCGCGGGTCGGTTGCCATTTCCGGGAATGCCCCGCGGGTTAATATGTGGGAACAGTAAACCGCGGAATAATGCCGCAAAGGTCGCATTGTTTCCTCGCATATGTGCGGTTTATGCGCCCACACCCAACGGAAAAAACGCTCATTGGCAACCATTGTGTCACGAATACCACGGCCAAACAACTCTTGCTGTATCGCAACGCGCAATTTAATATCCATTGAAAAATTGCGAGTGTCGATAAGGGGTTGAAACCCCCTATCAATACAATAGTCGTACTCGTAACGTTCAGTAATAACAATCGGCGTCATTAGTCGCCCTCCGCAAACATATCCTCCTCGTCGTTATCTACATTTGCGGCCTCGCCGTCTTCGCCAAACAGCTCCAATTGTGCCTTTTTTCCCTTGAACAAAAACGCGTAAACCTCGGCCTCGATGTCGCCAACTATTTCCTCTAACTCCTCCTCAAAACCAAATGTTTCGGTATTGAATTTTAAACGCGGCGTATTTA